CCCCAGAACTAGACGTTCCAACCTCATAACCAATGTCGCCAGATCCGATTGTAGGGGCCGTGACACAAAATATTTTTATGTCTGTGATGATGGTGTTTGCAGGTTGAGTGAACTCACCAATGTTGTCGCTATCACCAGCCGTGGTGTTAACGGTAACGCCGGTAGCAAAACCAACGTGCTTGACGTACTTGTCAGTAACGATACCAGTTGAGGCAACATCAAAAACATTTGTTTCTGCACCTGTCGTGGCATTAACATTAATTACTTCAAACCCGTTTTCTGAACGGACGGGACCGTTAAAAGTGGTGTTACCCATCTAAATGACTCCTTACGAGAGATTGGCCCTAGAGTCTTCGTAAGCGTCTGCTGGGACAGTCGCTAGGGCTATGATTCCCAGAAAGTATGGGGGAGGTTGCCCTCCCCCATGTTTTTACGCGCCTTTAGATCCGTACACACAACGAGGATCAGAGAAACCGAAGCTGTAACGCTCACGGGCTTTGAACCGTACATTGCCAGTATCGAAATCGCCTTCCATCTTTGTGGACATGGGCATACGCTCGAAGTGAACGAAACCACGAGGAGCATCCGTCTTGATGAAGAACGCATCCGTATCCGTCAGATAGTGGTTAACAACGTAACCCTGCGGCAACATACCCATGTTACGCATTGCGTTAACATCGTTGTCCGCAGAACCTGGGCGAAGAGTGGACTCAAGAAGACGATCCGCAACAAATTGAAGACTTGGTGGGACAATCAGTTTTAATCCACGAACCGATACTTTAAGACCACGCTCATCAACAAAAGCTGAAATGTCAATAAGAGCATTCTCAAGACTGGTTTCGTTTAGGTCAGCATCAGTGCTGGGTTCATTACGAAGCGTACCGTTATTTACAAGTGGATGGTCTGTAGCACAAAGCTCTTTTCCATCACCCCCTGTAAAGTTGCTATCAAAAGCATTGTTTAGTACTGCAGCAGCTTTCACTTGTTTAGTGTTAGACATGCTACGAGCCAAAGCTTTTGTGTAGCGAGAAGCAAGACGGTCATAAAGATTATCTTCAATTGCTTCTTCTGTAATAGAAAAGGCAAGTGATATAGTCTCATGCGTATACCGTGCTGTGTACGCTTCTTGTGCATCATCAAAAGAAACTGCGGAACCTTCCTGTTTAACGGGTGCTGACCCAAAACCAGAAAGCATCACTTCTTCTTCAAAGGCACGCTCTGAAGACTCAGTGTCATATATTTCCGTAGATTCATCTTCATACCGGGCATACTCAAGGCCGAAAAGGGCGTTGAGACCTGGCTCTAGCTCTTTAGCTAGTTGGGCTCTACTAATAGCCATTTTCTAATCCTCCTATACGCCAGTGGTTGACGGAGTACCAGCTACGATAGCACCGTTGTTACTGTTAAAGTGATTGTTTAAGCGTACGACCATGCCAATGCCAGCGGCTGCAAAATCAGCGTTCTCAGGATCGTCTACCCAACCCATAATCCGCATATGAAGAGCGGCTGTTGTAGCGATAGTACTCACAGCCAAACGGCCAAGAGAAACGCCAGTAGAATCCGTTCCTGTTGTAGCGGTTGAGAAATTAGCATTTGCAAAAACTGCAGCACGAGCTCCAGCTTCATTGGTTAAAGAAGCATCCGTTGCAATTACATAAAGTTGCATTGGATCATCATTAACAAACGCTTTTACGGGGTGATTACTATCAGCCCCAGACCCCGGCCAGGACCTACTGAACACGGGTTTTCCAGTGGTACTAGAAACATATTCGCATCCTTGAAATACACCAAGCAAACCAACTGTTCCACCTGCAGCCGCACCCACAACGTCAATAAATCCCGTTGAAAGGGGAATGACAGGTGTTCCTGAGTAAATTTTATTGGTATTGCCATTAGCAATTTCATAGAAAGGATAGTTATTAGTACCAGTGGAGTTAGCGGCACTGCCCTGTTTAATTAGAGGGCGTAGACCAAAGCTTCCATTACTGTTAGCCATTTTCTATCTCCTAGTCCTCTTTTTGAGGACCTCCAAAAGTTACACGAGACTGCCTTTCAGGATTACTGATAGGCATTGCTGGATGTTGTTCACGAGCTAACTCATTATCAACAGCAGCCATTTGATTGTTGGTCATGTCACGAAAATATTTGTCACGTTGCTCAACAACCTCAATCGGAATCCTTGCAAGTAAAAGACCACCTACACCTATAACACCAGCATGTTTACCGTCATCAATAGTTGGGGCTTCAAAATCAGGGTATTCATCACCACGAACCAGTTCCCATCCCTCTCGAGATCTTGCTGATACGTTTTTACGGTCATCAAAACCCATCACGTTAGCCCTAATCCACCGATGCTTGTATCCTTCTGGAGCTGGCGGTGCGTCCAACATGGACGGTGGCTTCCAAGGTTCATTGCGTGCTTGCCTTGCACGAGTTTGATTGGCTCTTGGCGTTCTCGTAGACTTTTGGCGAGTTGTGTTCTCAGTATTCATGATTAATCCCTCACATATTTAGCATATTCTTCAAGTGGTACATTTAACCTCTTTGCAATAGCAACTTGAGAAGGTGTTAATCGCACAGTTTTTCGTCCACTTCTATTGCGGGATGCAGAAGACTCGGCTGACGCAACCTTACGGCTTCCCCCGTTATTTTTAGACTTAACATCAAACTTCTGAGGAAATTCAGATCTAAGTCTTTTGTCCAATTCAGCATAGTATTCATCAGACTGAGGGTCAAACCCTTCATCTTCAATTAATCGTCTATGAATACCAAAAGCACCATATGTCATAACTTCATCCTGGCCAAACCATTCATTTTCTTGCGCCCAAGCTTCGGCTTTAGGATCAGGAGGAGGAGCAGGAGGAGCAGGAGGAGCAGAAGGTGCTGATGTTGTTTTACTTTTTTCCTCAGATGTTTCACGTGAAACATTTTCTTTTTCCGCTCTAACAGCTTTTAAAGTTCCCTTTTCAACACTGAGAGTTGCTAAAGCTTCTTGAGCTTCAACAATTTTATCAACGTCTCCCGTCTCATGAGCTTGCTTTAAAATTTCTTTTGCAGATTCGATTTGATTAGAAACTCTGCTTTCAAACTGTTCTTGATAGCCTTTATCTAAGGATTGAATACGTTCTTTTAAATTATCATTTTCCTTACGAACATTTTCGGCATACTCAATAGCTGTTTGTTTTTGACGTTCCTCTTCTCGGAAACGTTTTGTCAAATTGTTTATTCTGCTTTTTACACCAGAACTATACTCATCAAGTTCTGTTTCAGAAGCTGGTTCAGCAGATACTTCAGTAGTTTCAGTACCTTCTCCTTTGGAATCCTCCGAAAGATTTACATCTACTGCATTTTCTTCAGTGTCACCAATATCAATTTTAGTTTCTTCAGGCATGGTTTATCTCCATGGTCACTTTCTTCTTTCTATACATGTTTAATATCGTCAGGTTCTAAAATAGTAGCAATAACCTCATCATCATTAATGATTCGGATTTCCCCTCCATCAATTCTAAATCGAGCACCAGCATATCTGCCAATACATACCCAATCTCCTTCTTTACACCAAGGATTAACTTCAGGGCCAAATTTACTGGGATCTTGATAAGCAAGAGGACCAACCCTCAATACATACGCCACCACAGTAGCAAGAGCTTCTCTGTCACGAACTGAATCAGGAATATAAACACCTCCTTCTGTTGTGGCTTTACCCATGTATGGCATGACAAGAAGTCGCCATCCTGTAGGTTGTGGAAGTCTCTCTTTTAATTTTTTGGAAACAAGAGAAGGGTCAAGAACTTTATCATCTCTATTAATGTAAGCTGATGTTACATTTGTTTCTTTACTTTTCTTTTTAGATTTAACTTTCTTTTGCGAATCCATAATATGATCTGGAACGTATAGTGTTTTAGCCATTAGTCCTCCGATGACTGCAAGAGATCTTTAATCTCTTGTTCTGCAAACTCTAATCCTATTAGTTCTCCGACTAATTGCCTATAAGACTCCATGTCTTTAGGACTGCCGTGAAGGATTGAGTCTTGGGTTAATTCTATGCGACCTTGTATAGACTTTAATATAGAATAAGCAAAGGTCGTTGGATCTGCCATTTTTAAAAAGATCCTCTAAAGTTTTTACCTTTTATGGCCCCACCCTTAGAGTACTTGATAGGTCCACGTTTAGTTTCTTTCATAACTCCACCATGCATGTAACCAAGTTCATCTACAGACCCACCCATTTCATACATTTGAACTTCTAATTTTTCTCTAGCTTTTTCTGATTGTTCTGGAGTAGATTTTTTAAGAATAATCATGGACTGTTCAACATCATAAGGATTTTCTTCTTCTTTAGAAGTAGTTATCCCCATAGCCTCAATAACATCAGCATCAGAAACTTCTGACTCAGAGATACCTCCATCCTTTTTTCTTTGAACTTTAATATCTGCTGCTTTCATGCCCGCACGAACAGCAGGTTCTATATAACTATCTGGACCCGAACCCTTTTTTGTTCCTGATGCAAACCTAATAACATCTAGACCCTTCGCTACCCCAAGCAACGCTCTGTTAAGAGCTTTACCTTTTGTAGTGCCTTCTCTACGTTCAGATGCTTCAGCCAATCTATTAGCTCTGTTCAATGTGTCTGTTTTGACTTCTTTAATCTCTTTTGTTTTAGCATCTCGCACAGTAACTGATAATGGCTTGGGAGCTTTCTTTTTTTGATCCTCTAAAGTGCTTCCCATTAGAAAACCCTCGTTTTCATAGCCATGCCGCCATCGTTGCGTTTTAGCATATCTGTTAACTCATCAACTTTAGCACGATCAGCATCAGAGATATTTCTACTACTTTCGCCTAATAATTCACGCATCATACGAACACGATCAGCATCAGAAATTGTTCTTCCAGACTCGTTCATCATCATACGCCTTGCACGAGCACGATCAGCATCAGAAATTGTTCTTCCACGCATTAAAATGTTCCTTTTCCATCATTGTCATTGTAAGTAAAACCCTTAACTTGAGCAGGAGGGGTTCCCTGAATACGAGCCATGCCTCCATCGGCCATATAACCCATTTTATTTCTAACTTCAGTCGGTAATTTTGCTAGTCCTGGATTTTTAGCTTCATCTACTTCTTTTAAAGCTGAACCGCCCTTTTTCATATTCATATCATTCATTACACTTGCTTTTTTCATAAGATTACTCGCTTCCCTTTTAG